CTTCGTCTACTTCATTAACATCTGTGCAATCGGTAGCGTGAATGCAATACCACACTACATCCGTAAGTGATTTTACACCGTGATGTTTATTTGCCGTAATGGTTAAACACGCTGGTGCATGAATAATAGATTTAACACCATCTACGATCAATTCTATTGAACCACTTGCTAAAACCGATAAGTGATCGTGTTTGTGTTTGTGTTGAACCAGAATGCTACCCGATGGTATGCGTGTTTCTTTGGCGTAAACACCTGCCCCAAAATGATGAGTAATCATTAGCTGACCTCACGCCCACTGGCACGGATATTGATCGAGGTGGCAGTACCAGCAATCGTGCTGATAAACCCACTTGCCATAAGCACCTGACCCACCAGTTCAGGGAAGGTGTACACCTCTGCTGGCTGGAGTGTCTTGGTCTTGGTAATCAAGTTCTGGTTGCCAGCAGTATCAGCAGCAGTTACCAAGTTCACTGAGATCGTGGCAGCACTGGCGTTGTAATTAGTCGCTGTGAACTTGTCAATGATGGTGGTGACACCAGTAGCTGTGTACTGGGTAACTTGGGTGGCCTCTGCAATCTTGGCAGGGATGAGGACGCGAACTGTAACGGTCATGGGTTACTCCAAAAGAAGAATGTTATTAGGTGCTTGAGCCATGATGACCCAGTTGGTTCCGTCAGACACCATTGTCGCCCAGTTACCGATCACTGGCAACAAAATAGCAGTACCAGCAGTCGCACTATCAATAGGAGCTATATTACTTGATGCCGAGTTAACCGACTGAGTTTGCAGGTTCTTGACAGTCACCGATCTACCGGGCCATGCTGAAGCAGCAGGAAATGTCAGTACCATTGCTGAACCTGACTTATTATTAATAATCCAAGTATCAGTATTGGTGATCGTGTAATCAGCCGTCTTTGTCAACACAGTCGACAAAGGCACATAGTCCATATTGGCTACTGCTGCTGATATGGTGACACCATTGCTTTTCAAAATGCCCACCACACTGGTCAACGAGTCGGTTGCTGACCCGAGCGGTGGTGTAAGCTGAAGCGCCTGAAGATGCTTCCACACTTCAGCCAGTTCAGATTGAACCTCACTCACATTCGTGCTGGATGCCAGTGCCTCAAGCTGCTTTTGTATCTCAGCAATCTGAGACTCTTGGGCAGACCCAGCAGCATAGGCGGCAAAGCCTGAAGGGGTAGGGTCAAGTGGACCAATGTCAATCTCTTGAGTTGGTGGACCCACTTGCAAGTCTTCGAGAGACGTTGGGTTAGAACCACTGCCTGTCAGTACAAACAGATTCAGCAGGAACCGATACCATTCACGCGAGATAGTCCCTGTGCGCTCGTCTATCAGAGATACACGGGGCGCTGGAATGCTGGTGATGTTGAGAGTATTCGCCATTATGCGTTGGTTGGACTGACAAGCAATTCAGCACCCAATAAGGCAATTTTTACAGGGTCAGTACCTGATACCTCATACACCCGATCACGCAGTTTCATGGTCATACCAAGTCTGCGCCACATGGTACGAAAGCCATATTGACCAATCTTACCCATTGATTTCCAGTGCTCATTACTCCAAGTGTGTCCACCATCGTCTGACCAGCGAAGCATGACGGATGGATCAGAACCCTGACCATCATTTAAACCGACACCAGCCTCAGCTTCAAGTTGTAAGCTATGTTGAGCAGTACGCTTTAGGTTGTTCTGACCTGAAGGTAATGCACGCCATGAACGCAGCCACTTCTGTGGTTTGCTGTTGTCAGCGTACACATCCAAGTCATACGAGTAGATGTTGCCATTGGCAAAGTCACCCACGATGGTCGTGTAGCCAAAGTTGCACTGACAGTTGGAACGGTGGCGAGTGAATGCACCATTCTCAAAACCAGCACGTTCATGCCAGACCTGAGTGGACACATCGTAGACCCATGTTGCATTCGCACTTGGGAAAATCAGCACATAAAAGGCGTGACCCTCTTGCTGATAGGTATACCCAATAGCATCTGAGATGTCGGTATATTGCTGAATTGCGTACTCGATGGCATGGGTGGAAACCCTAACACCCGTGTACCCGTTGTTCTTGTACACGATGCCGTAGCCACGGGGGTCAGCACCCACCCAGAACAGGGCATTGTCCAACTTGGCTACCGAGTAGGGTGCAGCACAGCCAATCTCGTTGTACGCACCTTGAATGCGTGCAAATGGGAAACTAGCCAGTCCAGCGTCATACCAGACCTCAATGGTGTCTGTACCGAATACCCAGAGTTCACGATGGTCAACTGCAATGGCGACTACACCATCAGGTGAACCCTCTGCACTGGCAAAATCCAATGGGTCAACAGACAGACCATCCAGCAGGCTTGTGACCCAAAGACGCTGGCTGTTAGGCTCATTGAAAGTGAAGTAGCCATCCAAGTATTGAACAGTCACAGCACCCGGAAAGTCAGGGTCAGTGATCTGTTGGAATACGTTGGTGACTTCGTTGTAGATGTAGCTTGGGCCATTGCAAGCAAAGAACAACTGAGTGCCATTGTCTGCAATCGACACGGGGCCAGTACCAGACACATTGCCGATCTTGACTGGTGTTCCTGTCAGGCTGGTGAGTTTAAACACCTCAGTACCTGACACCACATAAAAGTCGTTGCCGTTGGTCTGGTGTGACCACAGAGCACGGATGGGGCCAACACCTACCGATTGAAGGAAGTTGAGGCCGGGTGCTCTATTGAAGAAGCCAGCTTCTTTACCACCTTCGGGAATGGCTTCGGGGAATAAATTGACGCAGCGATTGTCAGCAGCGTTAACGCTACGGGCTACATAACTACTGCCTAAAAAGGGTGTCTTGATAATATACTCCCGTTTTTAGTAGTTAATAATTTCCAGCGTACACATTGAACCGCTGACGAGTGGCAACCAGTGCGTAGGGCAGCGACATCACATCGTCTGGATTGTTAATGCGCTTCAGGGTACGCTTGGATGCCATTGCAATCCGTTGCACCTGTGGGCTTGGCTCAACACCAAACTCAGCAGCAATCTCGCAGGCCAAGTTGTACTTAAACGCACGCAGATAACCCGGTGGGAATGACAACTGAGTTGCCAGCGTAGCGGGTTGTGTGAGTTCCGTCACCGATACGATGTGCCATTCCAGTTCCCGAGTGGGCTTGGGATAGACGGTCATCGTGGCGTTGGGGTACTCCATGTTCACCCAACAAACCTGTGGGTATGTTGACGTTACTGTCTTAACAGCAATGCCGTTGTACTGCTGCTGATTGATGAACTTTATACCGAAAGACACGTTTGTGCTTGGATCGCGGTAGTACGTTGAGTCATCAAACAGAACAGGACGATTGCCGACAAACGTACCTGTTGGGCCAATGCTCTGGGTCAAGATACCAGCAGGCCAGATGTACGTTTGATCTTGGGTAGCAAAGACTGAAAGACGCTCAGTTGACCACGAATCGATCATTTGATTCAGGGCGGTAAGCGCATCCTGAGAAGTCTCGGCAGAGGGAATTTCCCCTTCAGCCAACATACCGATGAGGCGTAATGCGCCGTTTATCTGGTCGCCCGCTGAAACTGCCATGATTAAACTCCTTCGGTCACGACCTTGCGTGTGTACTTGCGCTTAACTTCCAATGCGTTTACGGGAGCCACCTCGACTGGTTCAGCAGTAGGCGTGTCCAGAGTATAACGCACCCATCCATTCTTTTCATCATTCTCTGCTTCAAGTTCCATGTTTGCAACTTTAGTGCCGTAGATGAAGTGTTTTAAATAGATAGTCATAATGAAAAAGAGGGCCGAAGCCCTCTATATTAACCGATGAGCCAGTTCACGCCATTGCAGAACACTGGAACAATATAAGCACCACCAGCCGCTACAGTAGCACCAATGCCAGCGGTGTAAGCAGCATTAGAATCACTAACAGCAGCACGAGTGCCAGCCAGAGCAACAGACGCTGTTGGCAAAGTGCCAACCGTGTACAGTTTGAACTGGGCGTTATCGAACGAAGGGTCAGCGTATGCAACGCCAACTGCTTTTGTTGTCCTTAGTTAAACGGGGCCGAAGCCCCATTGAGATTTAGGCCAAACGGTAAGCAGACCAAGCGCCATCGCCTGTTTTGACTGCACGCCATGTGGATGACACCAAGGCCAACACAGTAACAACACCAACCAAAGTCCAACCTGTACCAGCAACAACGGTAGCGGTGTTTGTGCCGCCAATGTTGAGGATGCTGAAGTCAAACGAGCTGTTCACTTTGGCGCTGGAAACCAGAGCTTCAGTCAAGGCAACTGTAGGCAGGGTGATGTTGGCAACTGCGCCAGAGTAAGTCACGATACCGTTTGTGAGTTCAGCAGCGGTCAGGACAGCAGCAGCAGTCTTGGCGACTGGAGTAGCTTGCACGTTGAGTTG